CATCCTGAACCTTCTGGAAGCCGAACGACATACCGGCAGCGGCGCTCTCGTGCGTCAGCATCGAGATGACCTTGGCTGCGTCTGGATCGGCTGGGTCAAGTTTCGCCTCAACGCGCAGACCAGTCTCATCCTCGGTCAGTTGCAGACGGCCGCTCGCGGTCGTTGCAAGTGCGCGCGTCTCGTCGTGACCGAAGAGGAAGGAGATGATCTTCTGCCCTGCGGATGCGCGAGCCAGTGAACGCTTGAAGGCGCTAGGCGCAATGCGCTCCTCGAATGGCAGACCAGCGCTTGCGCTGTTCCAGATCGCGGCGTAGCCAGTGAAGGTTCGCTGTCCGTCAGCGTCAGCCTCGGCAAGACGATACTCGCCAATCGGCAGTGAGCGAACTTCTTTCTCTTTCATATCAATGATCTCCCTATCTTCAGATGCGATGAGTCGATCTGCCCACGAGAGTACGCGATCAGTTGCTTCTGGATCAGTGGTTTCCACACCCCAGAGGAAGCCGGCAACAGCACCTGCGCCAGGGAAGTCCTCGTTGGTGCGGTCGCTGTTCTGCGGTACGCCTTCCCAGTCGCCGCGATGGCGGCGAATCCACGCAGCCATTCGGACGAGCTTGTCGGTCTCAACGCGGCCGGCGGCAAGTTCACGCGCCTCTGCGACGGTCTGCGGTTGCAGCCCTTCGCCAGACAGACCCTGCTCGTGCCATTCCAGACCCTTGCGTGCGGCTTCGCGCACATACTCTGGAACCTCGTAGACAGCGCGCTCCTCGTCGGCAAGATACTCGTCAGGCGAGTATGCCTCAATGTCTAGGCGACGAGCCATCGCGCGCACATCGGCATCATTGTCAATCGCGTACTCCAACTCCTCGCCGTACTGATCCTTGAGCAGGCCGTACTTGTATTCCTTGAATGCCAAGCCGGTGGCGATTGTCGGACCGTCAAAATCATTGAGGTGCACCTCTTCAACGCCAGCCACCTTGTATTCCTGAAGCCACGCGCGCGTCTCTTCTAGGCGCTCAATGCTTCGAGCAGAGACCACGATCAACTGCTTGTCGCCAGACATCACCTGCTCATTGAGCAGATCGATCAGTGGCTGGTTTGGCTGCTCGTTGTCAAGGATCAGCGTGCCGTCAAGGTCAACGATGATGTAGCTCAAGCCTGTGGCTCCTGACCAACTACGCCAATGTTGAGCGGCTTCCAGTGCTGGTCGCCGCCTTCAATGTCGGCAAGGTCTTCTAGCCTTCTCACCTCGTTCAAGGAGCGGATGCCGTTCTGCAACTGGATTGCATACGCATCCATTCGCTCCTTGGTAGTCGGTCGGAGGAGGCCGTCCATCGTGAACTTGATGAAGGTCTGCTCTGCACCTGGCACGAGCCGCTGCAAGCCAGCCTCTAGGCGTGCGACGAGTGGTCCAAGACCAAGGCGCAGCCACTCAATGCTGACGATCTCAACGCTGTTGTAGGAGGTGTTGCCGCCTGGGTACTGGAGCAGGTGCAGCGGTACGCCCATTAGCCGAGCGATGGACTCAACGCCCCAGTGCAGGGTCTCAACGAGCTGCATATCGCTGATCTTCATTGACATCTGCTGAAAGTCTGCGCCACCGGTTAGCACCGCGATCTTGTGCATCTTCTCGATGCCCTCGTGACGGCGGCTGAACGAGTTGCGGAGTGAGTCCGCCTGATCCTGCGTCAGTTCGCCTGGAATCTTGATGACGGCTGAAGGCGCTGCGCCCTGCTCGTAGAACTTGGCGCTGTAGAGCTGCGTGGCGCTGGCAAGGCCGAGCGTCGTGCGGTGCTGCTCAACTGGCGACGGTGCGCGGAAGTTAGAGCCAGTCGCAAAGAGCGGAATGTGCAGGATTGCGTCAGAAGTCAGTTCAACGCCTACGCCATCCTCGCCTGCAACCACATAGACAGGAGCGCCGTCTACGACCTTGATCGTCACGCGGTGCGGATCGAGAACGCGCATCTCAACGATATCGCCGTTGCGATTCTTGATGAAGAGGACAAAGCAGTTGCCGTCAATGAGGAGTGACGAGACCATTCGGTGCTTCAGGTCAAAGCCAGTGAAGTTCGGATTGTTTGGCTGTGGCGTGGTCAGCCAAGTTGGTGATGGTCGGTACGGTCGGCGCGTACCGTCAATGCGGATGTAGGTATCCCACGGAAGCGACGCGACAGTGTCAGCGTAGAGCTTGACTGCTGCGTAATAGGCTCCGATGGAGAGTGCCGTCTGGCTGTTGATTGCGACACCGGCAGACGAGACGCTTGGCTGATTATCGGTGATCCAAGTGCCACCTACGGCACGCTGCTCACCAAGGATGCGGCGAAGGATGCTCACTTACGGTCTCCTAGCGTATAGCCGATAGCGGCAAGAGCCGCGCCCAATGCGATGAGTCCCAATGGGAGAGAGAGTAGCGCGACACCTGCGATGACAAGTGCGCCACCCACAACTTCGAGAAGGTTGCTAATCATAGGTTGATCCACTCCACTTTCGCTGCTTGCTTAGGTTCAATCTGTAGGAACTTTACACCCTGGAACGCGACCACGGCAGAGACAGCCGCGTCAATGCGGTCAGGCGAAGCCTTGTATGCCTTGGTCAGAACCTGCCCATAGCGCGTGAGGCGCGTGTGAACATTGCTGATATGGCGAGCTAGGAGCGGCGAGCCGTCGTGGCGCAGCCCCTCGCCAGTCGCCACGGCCGTGAAGAATCGGTCTACGGCTGGCCCCATGCGTTCAATCGTGGCGGTGTTGAAGACTGCCACGCGCTTGCCGTACCGGCGCGTCCACTCCTCGATCTCTGCCGCCCAGCCTGGAGGGTCGCAGAAGAGCGTCGCATCGTAAGTCTGCATGACCTGATCAACCACCGCGTCAACCTCGCCGCGCGGCACTGTCCAGTCTGGGTCGCGATTGGTGTCGGACTTCTCCCACGCTCTGATCAGGAACAGGTGACCGTCCATCGTGCAGGCGGTGAGGACTGATGCGTCTCGCGCATAGGAGCCATCCCAGCCCAGACTGATGCGTTCGCCTGGAATCAGTTTGCGCTCACGGTCGGCGAGTTTCATCCACGCCTCTGCGCCGATCCAGCGGTCTGGCGGCTGCACAAAGCGGTTGAGATGGTAGCGCTGCCACTCGTGCATCGGCACTTCGCTGGCGCGTGCCATGAGTCGGTCAATGTCTACGAATGCCGGTGCGCTTGGGTTCGCCTGCTCTAGTGCAGCCCTGCGGCCAGTGTCGGTTTCTAGGTCGTGGCTGTCAGCAGCAGCCCACCACTCGACTAGGAAGGAAGGGTCGCTCACCTCGCCAGACGAGATGCGCTTGGCGTAGGTCAGCATCCTGCCGAGCAGCGTGTTCTCATCGGAGCCTGCCGTTGAGATGTTCAACTCCAGCGCCTCGGCTCGCTTGGCAAGTGAGTTGGAGAGCACGAGATGCACGCGCTCTTTGTTGCCTGTCCACTCGTGCAACTCGTCCGCGATAAAGCAGGTTGGTCGCCCACCGTCGTTCGTGCCTGCCGCAGCAGCCACGCGGTACATACGCCCAGGGCGATCCTTGATCAGGATCTCGGTGTCATAGACCTCAAACAGTTTGGCGAGTGGACCCTGTGTCAGCATTATCCGAGCCGTGCCAAAGAGCAGGTCAGCCTGCTCAAAGGAAGCCGCCGCGATAGGGATGTTTGGCGACTTGGGAGCCTTCGGTCCTGCCAGTTCTGCGAGCGCGATAGCCGCGAGCAGCTCGGTCTTGCCGTTGCCCTTCGGCGTACCCAAGAGCGCACGTTTTACGGTGCGCTTCTGTGTGGCTGCGTCGTACTCGTAGAGCCGCCAGATATAGGCGCGCTGCCACGGCTCTAGGCGAAACGGCTCGCCAAACTTGTCGCCCTCACCGTGAACTAGGTTGGTCTCAATCCAGCGGCAGACCAAGCCACCCCACGACGGCGGCGGTGGATTACTGATCGGCGACGAGTAGAGCGGCCTCTTCGGTTGAGTCAGCGTCGGCTTCGACATAGCGTGGGTCGGCTTCGGCTTCGGCTTCCGCGATGGCTGCGTTGGCGATTCTGGCATTGAGTTCCTCCAGGCTTCGTGCTGCTTCACCATACACGATGCCAAGCGTCAGCCCTGCCTTAGGGTGCAGACCGAAGCGATCCTCCAGTTGGCGGATCTCGGCATCCACTGAGGTGCGCTGTCGGTACATAGGGTTGAGGATCTTCTGCCCCTGAGAGCCTGAGATCATCGGCTCCTCGCGTAGGTAGATGTCCATTCGCTCGCGCTCGTCGTACATCGAGAAGAGCCGCTCAAGCGCTGGCATCTGCGCCGGCTGCACAACCTGCGCGAACGGCGAGCGCCAGAAGATCTCCCAAGACTTGAGCCAACGCTCGGTGAGGTGGCTCGGAGCTGGTGGAATGGCCGCAGGATCAATGGCGATCTGGGGCAGCACGCCAAGATCTTTGGTCGATCTGTTCTGCCTTTTGTCTGCTGGCTTCTTAGCGCTCACAAATAAAACTCCCAACTGTTCATAGGACCCACACCGTACAGGAGATTGACGAAC